GAGTTCAGACGTGTGCTCTTCCGATCTACCTTAACCGTGGTGCTGTTAGAGATATTAACGCTGAACGAATTGCTGCTGACAGAGTATCAGGAGCTAATGTAACTTCTGAGGCGCTTGGTCAAATTGCTCCACAAGCTAGAGCTAATATCCGTGATGTTAATGCGTTGGCTTCATTTTAAATTTAGAAACAAATGTTCGCGCCCACCCTCTACGACCTGTCAGAGTAATCTTTTGGCATCCCATGTGTTCAGCGAAACCTTGAATATGGGGTGTTAGCGTTTCTAGTTCATCTAGATTGCCAGCAGCCAAGAATATATGTAAAACCTTAATTCTTGGAAAGGTTTGAACCTGAGTAACAACAGCACTTTCGTTACTAGGCCACAACTGCATCGTACAACTGTTAATACAGTCGGCTACGTCCTGCATATTGTGTGTGTCATCGTATTCTAAAGCAGGTTCTAAGATTTGCTCTACTTTTTGGAAAGATAAGGCCCAAATTGGCAATTCGCCATCAACCTTGTATCTTTCGTAGTCAATCATCGTAACCCGCCTGGCCTTCCATCAAGCCTGATAACACCAACACGCCAATCAACATTTGCGTTACCTTCAATCTTTGCCGCCAACTGTCTACCAGTGATTCGCAAGGATGTAGGGCTATTCATAGAATAAGGACCGTAATTGTATTTAACAGCGTTTGGATAGAATTTCGTGCTGAACCTTACAGTTACATCTCCAACCGTATCTTCGTCAGGCACAAGCCCTATGAGGTTCATTACTCGATCTCCAGAACCAAACTCAATTGGACCTGACTCGGCAAATGGCTTAACTGAGTCATAGTTAAATCCAGCCTCATGCTCATAGATAAATCCATCAGTGGATACAGCCATTGGGAAAGAAAAGACACCACGGTCAATAGCGCATGTACGTGCAAGCTTACCTACAGCCCAGTGGCCTTCACGGTAGTTGTAAACAACATAAGAATCAACCTCTGTTGACGCAGCGCTTGGGTAATACCACCAGATCTCGCCGTAGCTAGTGTTGTGCTGGCTGTAAACCTTAGACGACTGAGTAATGTTCATTTCGCTAAACACAAAATCAGACACATCAGACTGAAGCGGCTTAACAAAACCATCATAGATCCAGAAGCCAGTACCAGACATCCAAATAGCAGCATTGTCAATTACGGTCACAGCATTACGTGAAATAACGCCACAACCAGTACCAACACGCTCAAATGAATAAACGTAAGGTGGGCCAATATAAGTACTTGTATGTACGTCAACGTCAGTAAACAGCAAGATTTGACCGCGCACACGCTTACCGCACTGGAGTGAACCAACTGTAGTCAATTCAAAGTCGCCAGCTTGGTTAGTAGCTGCTGCTGCCCAAACAGTGTTGTTTTCTTGGTCTGACCATTTAACTGAGCGCGGGTTACCAGATGCACCCAAAGCAAACAAAAATCGCTCTTCAGTTACAACCAAACCAGTACATGCTGTAGGCGCGTTTGCAATGACAGCAGCATCAGATGCCACGTTTAATTGCCATTCAAGCAATCGTCCATCAGTACTAGAACAGGCTACAAGGTACTCACCCCATGTATCGACACTCCATGTCGTAGCAGGAATGTAAGAGCCTAGATCGGGTCTAGCAACGCCGTATGCTGAACTTCCGTACAGACCGTAGCCGTAGCCAATCTTTAGGGTTGCATCAGCAACTCCAGCCACTAAATCTGTTGGTCCAATGTCTGTCAAAGTACCAGCTTCGTTCATGTGGTACAGACGGTTATGAGTTCCTACAGCAATCCTACGATTGTTGTTGTTATCACGCCACGTCAATATGCCACGAGCCAAGCCAGTCATTTGAGATGAAGAGCGCTTACGCCATCCACCAATAGGACGGATTGTTTTCTCAAACCAACGGACTAAATTGGCGTTATTCCACCTACCCTTGGATTGGTATTCAGTGCCGTTTTTATAGACACCTGGCGGGATTTGAAGGGGTATGTAAGCCATGTTCGCAGTCTATCATGTTGAGAGGTTTGACACAAAGCTCACAGTCGCAATAGCAGATGGAACTGATGGTCGCGTTGGCGTTGAACTAGCAGCATACTTTTCAATGTATGCGCCAACATCACTTGTTCTCCAAACAATCTGAACATAATCATTTGCAGTTAAATTAACAAAGTAATTTAAAGCACAAATAACATGAAATGGATCTCCAGCTCCTTTTCTTGGAGCTAATCCATATCTACTGTTAGATTTGTCAATGTTTGTACCATTTTTTCTAAACCAAATGTCTATATCTTGTGATGCATTTGTTGTATTTACTAATTGAATTGAAAATTGAATGTTGTAAACACCAGAATTCGATACATTTAATCTTGAAGTGTTTGACAGAGTTACCCCATTGGCGTAGTCAGTCGTATCAAACGTAATCGGATAAGCAGTCGTTGTATTAGCTGCTGTTTGATTAGTTGAATCCTGAAAAGCACCATATGGGATGTTCAAATACTTGCCGCCTTGTGGAGCAAGCAAGGCAGAGACAACATTAATTAGCTTAATGAAGAATGTACGCAACACCCCATTATTCTGAGACTGGAATAGACCAGAATAGTCTTGGGGAGGTACTGGCAGGTTTGGGACTGCTGGAGTATCTAATTGTTGCCCATAGTTTGGCATCTTATAAGCCTAGCAATTTCTTAAAGAACTCAGCACCAACGCCAGGGCCAAGCAGCACTACGGCCATCACTGCATACAACAAATATTCAATTTTGTTCATGCGTAAATCACCTTTTTCCAAGGTTTCATTTATTTTTTCATATCTCAGCGCACAAATTTCTTCGTGAGTAGTCAATCTAGCGTCCGTTGCGTCAATGGTATTCATACATTACTCTGGTTTAGTAGGCCAAACAATATTCCAAGGGAAAGACTCTTGAGCTGTAACATCACGTAGAGCTTGTCGATATGTAGCCCATGCTGCACCGTTCACAGGGGCATCAGTCAACTGTGTCCAATCAGTCTCAGCCAGCTTCTTAGTACGCTCATCACGCACTGACTTGGCTTGCTCTGCGTCCTTAGCTGCGATAGCGTCAGCATCCATGTCAGCAACGGAATACTTGGTAAACCATTTACTATTGACTTGCTCTACGCCATTAGCAAAAGCTGTTTGGTAGCGCGTAGGAGTAGCTTGTGGGCCTTCAAAGACTACAGCAGCACCCAAAGACTCTAGGACTTCAGTTGTTGTCGTATCCCATGATGGGCCACCATTGGCTTTGATGTGTGTACGGAACTCGCTCTCGTACATTACTTGACCGTCATTTGTTCTGATTTGCATGTGTTACCTCAAGCGATTGCTAAGAAAATAAAAGTTTGTCCAATTCCACCTTCTGACCCAGCCAGTGCAGCTTTTATAGTGAAGCCTGTTGCGTGTGGCTCAATCCAATCGCGAATAGTTACTTCTGCGGTGGTAACGTTTAAATCAAGAAACGGCTCAGTAGCTCCACTATTAATACCTCTTGCTGTATCCCAAACGCGCCAATTTCTTCCAGTAGTTCCTGTGTCTTTAATTAAAACAAATCTAGCACCCGCAGTAAAACCACAGTTAATGGTTTGATCGCTGCCTGACAACACAAACGAACCCACCTTCGACACCCCAGCGCAGGTTGCAAATAGGTAGGCGACATAATCAATCGAACCTGAGCTTGGGTTTTGATTGACCGGGCTTACTCCAGCCGCAGCCGAAAGAGAAAACACCGTACTTGTTGGAACTGTGCTATTAAACAAGTCTTGTGTTCCAAGGGCGTTACCACTTTCCAATTGCAGTCTTTGCGTAATAGGGAAAGCGCTACTCCAAACGGGCCAAAAGTAAGCGCCAGTTCTGGCTTTAATTATCATCAACTCAGGTGCTACGCCCAAGTTGTGCGCTACAGTCCTTGCAGTTCCAGTACCTGTATAGCAAACCTCATCAAAGAATGATGGGGCGCGGAGGAAATTGTAATAAACAGAATTTGAAACAGCAAAATAGTCGGGTGTTTGGAATCCTGTGTTGTTCCAGCCTTGAGTAGTATTGTTTGCTGTCGATTCTGCTGCTGTACTTGCGCTACTTAAATATCGACCAGTGCTTGTTGATGTTGTGCTAACCCCGCGCAATCGGTCATTAAACACTGTATTAATAGCAGTGCCGGGTCGGTAGTTTAACCATTGAGAATCAACAGCAAACCCTGTTGTGTTTTGAGTTCCTTGAGCATTGTTAAACGCAAGTGGACTAAACACCTTAGTCCCATCAGTAGGCACTTTCATCGGGCCACGGCGTATGGCTATGTAGATGGCAGTGCCCGTAATTGCGCCAAGCGTAAATCCATCAGCGGCAATCGTGATGCTGTTACTTGTAGTTGTGTCTGCTCCAGAAGTGTTTGGCTTTAATAATTGTGCAACTGCACCAACGGGAAGCCCCCGCATATTGTCTACAACTTGCCAATCTTCTACAAAATTACTTGATTTGTACAGAATCCATTGAGGCTCCCACCCAAGCGTGACCTTGCTTCCGGCTGTGCTACCACAGCTAATCACATTGTCTGTGCCAGTTAAGCCAAAGCCTCCTGCGTTGTGGGCGAAAATGTAGGCTACGTATGTGCGACCGCTTACAGCCGAATCGGTAGAAGGAGTAAACGCTGTAGAGCTTGCAGTAAGTCCATTGGTTACACCCGCAGAACCATCTGTTACGTTTAAAAATAAATTTTGATTAGCTGCAAGACTTCTGTGCCATGTAGCCCAGTTATCAGCGTTGCTGGTTGATTTAATGATTACGCAACCGGGAACAGAACCTAAGTTATGCGCAATAGATTGAGATGTTGATCCATTTGAAACATACGTCACAACATCAAAGAACTTAGGCTGCTTGCGGAATGTCCATGAGGCAAATGTATATGATGAATTAGCGTTAAGGTCGTTAGTAGCTGTAGGCGTACCAATGGTATATCCATTAGTGTTGAAAGAAGTTAAATCACCTGTTGTATCGGTGCTGCCAACGGTTGTGTTAGTGCGTAAAACATAGTTAACACCTCTAGCAGTATCATAAATTGCATTGTTTGTTACATTGCTTCTGCTCTTAGTCCAAATCATCCCACCTTTGGTAGATAGATCAATGCCGTTAACAACAGGCAATGTTGTATTAGTGCCTGTATAAAGCCAAGTCGAGAACACATCCTCAATGTACTGAGGCACAACAGCCTTACCGCCACCAAAGGCATCGTAACTAGCAGCACCGCTTGTAGCTTGTAATGGCATACTTATTAAGCCTTAAATTGTGTGTTGCTTGCCAAGACTGTGAAAGTCGCAGAGCCTGTCTTGATAATCAAGTAGCGATAACTGTCGATGCCACTAGCGTTACCAGCAGCAGGAGCGCCGCCTAGCCAACGTGTAGTCACGCCTGAAGTAGTACCGTCAACCTGAACCACAGAGTTGTAGTAAGCTGTAGCGTTCTGAGTAACCAAGAAAGCCACTGTCATTGACTGACCTGTACTCATCAAAGTATTCAGGGATGTGCCGCTAGAGCCACGGAAGTTAACAGTCCAGTTAGCACTTGCGTTGCTTGTGTAATACAAGACAGACTGCGTTGTAATGTCGTAGTTGATCGTGCCAGTAGCTGCCGTAGCCGATACTGTGGCAACTTCTGCTGCATCATTCAGGACAATGGCAGTTGCTGAAGATGTACCTGAGAAAGTCTTTGTGCCTGTAAACGTCTGCGCACCTGCAAGGGTTGCATCGCCAGTACCAGCACCAATTGCTGTTACAAAAGCGCCAGCAGACAACGCGCTTACAGTGTTATCAGCGTTCAATCGCAAGTAAGTGACTGCGCTTGGGTTTGTCAAGGTAAAGACAGATTGACCAACTGTTGTGCCACCAAGACCTGTACGACCAGCAGCAGCCGTAGCGCCACCAGTACCGCCCTTGGTTACCTTCAGCACAGGACCAGCATCAAACAACGCATCAATAGAGTCCAGATCAGCATTGATCTTAGTACCCCATGTGTCGGTAGATGCGCCAACTTCTGGTTTGGTAAGCGCTAGGTTCGTGGTTGTGGTATCAGCCATTTTTCAATCCTTATGCAGCAATCTGCCATGTTTTACTATCTACAGGAACCACAGTCCACGTTTCACCCGTGTCTGGTATGTCACTCCAAGATTCACTTATATCATTCTCATTTTCCCATTTTTTACGAGCAGAAACAGAAAAACCTGAAGTGCATAAAATGGCAAACGATTGACTTCTTATTCTAACTCCATTAACTATTACAGAGCTTGATGATCCAAACAATACTGGTTGATTGGCAATTATTCTAGAACCAACAGAAACTGATGATAAATCATTAATGCTTAATCCAGATTTTTGGATTCTTTGAGCATTAACTATTGTATTGCTTGTTGCCGCAATATCAAATCTTCCAAATGTAAACCTGGTTGCCGCAACAGAAACTGAACTGGACGCAGAGATTGTTGGTTTTCCAATTGCATAGCGCAATGCAGATGCAGCACCAACCGAACTTGATGATATTGTTAGGCTTGCGTCTTGTATGACCCCATATCCATACAATCGCTTGCCGTATGTACCAATACCATAGCCCTGATATACAGCATCACCATCTGCATATCCAGAACTCCAGTAATGACCTACAACATATTCATCCATAGTTAAGCGTCTTCCTCGCTTTAAAACTCAAGCTTTTGCTTGATTATTGCGTACAAGTTGTTCATCAGAATGTGTACCACTGTGTGGTGGTGGTTGCCATCAATTCAATGGTCAAGCCAGCAACCAATGTGTACGCAGCGTTTGCGCCAAGTGCATTGATCTGACCACCCGTTGCAGGGTAAATTTTAAGAGCATCAAGAGCATCACTGTTTCGCACCAGAATCCTCATACCAGCCACAGCAGTAGGCAGCCTCACGCCGTCAGCAGCAGCAGCTACCACGGTTACGTTGTTGATGTTTGATACCAAGCCAGTAGCAGTGCCTTGAGTAGCGCCAGCAGCGGATACAGCAGCAGAAATGCTGTCAACTACCAAGCCGTTTAGCGTAGTCGTGCTATTTGCGCCTGATACAGCAGAGCCAATGTTGACTGCGGTTGTAGAACCAGAAACACCAGCAGTGCCAATGTTTAAGGTTTTTAAACTACCAGATACTGTTGCGCCAGCTCCAAGGGAAACGGTTTGAGCGCCAGTTCCAGTTGCAAGTGAAGTTGTTGCTGAAGAATTTAAGCTGCTAAAAGAACCTGTGCCGCTAGAAACTATACTGCCTTGAATGTTTAAAAAACCATCAATATAAGCATTAGCGCCAGCAACAAAGTTATCGTTTACAGATAAAGCGCCAGCTACATATAGTTTTTGTGTGTCTAATTTTAAAGAGTTGGCACTTGTGTAATATTGAAAAACGGTGTCTGCCGTTGTACTTCCGACAATATACACACGATTTGGCGCTGTGCTATCAATAAACATACCACTTGGGCCTGTTTCTTGGAAGCCGATGTAGAAGTTGTTAACTGGCGTTGCAGTGCTGACGTTCCATGCTGTGCCAAGGTTGTATTCCCAAATGTCATCACCAAACTGACCAAGCAACCACATCTTTAAGCCGTCATTACTTAGGTTAACTTGGTTTGGTGTTGTTTCTTGTGTTGCAACACTGTAAAAAATACCGCCGTAAGATGCAGTTGAAACATCCCACGCTGTTGCAAGTGCGTATTGAAAAACAGTGTCAGCCGATGTTCCAACCGCATACATCACTGTGCCGTCTGTCTTAAACCAAAGACCTGTAGGAGTGCCTTCTTGCGCCGTTATGCTGAACGATTTGCTTGCGTAAGATGCTGTTGAAACATCCCATGCCGTGCCAAGTGTGTATTGGTAAACAGTGTCTGTCGTGTTTCCCATGATAAACATGGATAAACCGTCAGGCTTGAAGAATATGTCGTTGGGAGCATTGTCTTGCGCCGCCGTAGAAAACACAGTTACAAACGTGGCTGTTGTGATGTCCCATGCAGTGCCAAGCGTGTACTCGTTTACGTCATCACCAGTTGAGCCGTTAACGTACATCTTTGTGCCGTTATTGCCAATAAACAAACCTGTTGGCCCTGATTCTTGACCAGCGACAGAAAAGCTATTACCAGAGTAAATCCACCCTGTAACGGTGTCGTTCTGATTAAACGCTGAGTTG